TCCGCGGAGATGTTTGAGTAGCCGGTCTTCTCAACATTGACACAAAGTCCGAAAGTTCCAGTCACCTCCTTCCAGAGGGAAAAGAACTTCCGATCACCTGCAAAGACGCAGTCATCGCCGTTGAAACGACCAACGCGGTTGGCCCCTGCCCCCCTCGCGATATCGCTGGCGATATCAAAACATGCCTTGTTGAGTAGGCAGAGCAATGGGAAACTCACCAAGTTCCCCATCATACTCCCCCTCTTAATTGGCCTAATCATACCTGTATGGGGATTTAACCATCTTAGGTTTGAAAAGGAGCCCAACAGGACACTTCTTTCATTCTCACTCAACCGAGCATCCTTCGACAGTTCTTCGACAATGACATCGACGGCTTCAAGATAAATCTTGTCAGTGGCAGATTCGTAGTCTCCACTGATAACCGCCTCCCCGTCTTTCCTGTCATTGAGAACAGCCAAGAAATCTTCCTTCTTTACATCCCCGCGTACGAGCCATCCGAAGGACGATAGATGGTCGTATAGGGCGTTGTGAACCGGAGTCAAGACCCGTTTGACACGGGCGGATTGCATCGTTACAACACGAAGCTTTCCCTTTGTCTTTGCCACTCCCAACCTGACGAGAGAATCGTCGTCGGAAGTTTTTGAAGGACACGTAGCAAGCGTGCCACCTTCACCTTGAGTCGTTTCAAAACACCCCTGCTGGTCAGGGATGTAAACCCCACTCTCACTCTTTCTAATTCCCCCCCCAACACATTCTTTCCGAGCGTTTTCCAAACGCTCACCCCACCCGGTGGCGAGCTCGCGAACACGACGTCGAAGCAGCCAATAGGGATCATGACACCAATTGGTGTTCACCCTATCAGGCGTCCGAGCCATTCGCTCCGCCCACTCACCCTTGGCCTCTTCACCCCGAAAAGTGTCACAACTTGTACACGGAGCATCAAATATGCGCTTGCAGCTCTTAAGAGCCGAAGACATCTTCGAAGCGCGTACGCGAGTCCTTGTCTTGCCCCCTCCCGTGGAGGTCGGCATGCGTGACACTATCGGGACGATTCGGTCCCAATCCTTCCTAAGGTTTAAACACGTCGCACCTGATAACTCAGGAAGCTCGCCCAGGAGTCTAAACTCCAGCTGGACGACGCGAAGTGCCTTTAGAAGGCCCCGCCT